CGTCTTCACCAGGTTTAACTAAGTGAGCAAAAGCGTCTTGATTGTATTGATCAATTAATCTTTCAAACTCTTTCTTTTTTTCTTCGTTGTCAAATATATCCCAAAAAGTATATAATGCTCCTGCGCCTATAGCTTTAAGATTATCGTAACCAGTTTTCATCCCAGCCGTTACATCCCAATCATCTAAATTTGTTGGGTCATCTAATTGAGTAGGCTCTAATCCATATCTCCAAAGATAACCTTGGCTCATCATGTAGTTTTCAGCTTCGCCACTCTTCAAGTATTCTTTTGTTTGAGTGTCATCAAATTCTGCTGGTACAGGAATTCTTACGTTTGGATTATCAAAAGTTATATATTTTACTTTTCTTGTTGGTTTAATTGATTCTTCTTCTCTTGGGCCAATGTATACTGCATCTGCTCCAGAATAATAACCTTTAGGTATGGGAAGTGGGGCTTGCACGCTTGCATCTATAGCCTCAATTCTTTGTTGAACTTTTGGATCTTGATTTGGAAGTACCATGCCACTTTGATTAGGTACAATAAGTTCTGGCCCTTGTTCTCCTACTAAGTAAGGTTGCCCCGCTTCTACTGGGCCGCCTTGTTGTCTTTTTACAATACCAAATATGTCGGCTATTCTTTCATCTTCTGTAATACCTTTTGTAGTATGATGAAATTGTTCATACAATTGGGAAGCAGCTTTAGAATCTCCTTCTAAAACTCCTGTAAAGTATTCATCTGTTCCAACTTGTTGATACAAGTTAGCTAACATTACATCTTCTTGTTGCTTTTTTGATAATTTATTTGGATCGTTATGTTCTTTGGCTTTTATTACCCACTCAGGAATAGAGCCCATTTTTCCATACATAGCTGCGGTACGATTTAATCCTGTTTGAAATGCGTTACCTTCTCCTTCAGTTAAGAATTGATATATACCACGTGCAGAACTTTCCTTACTGACAGTATTTTTACCGCCAGAGCTTTCTACTTGTGCTACATCTTTTATGAATTTATCTAAGTTGGAAAGGTCACGAGCATTATATATTGCTCCTAACATTGTACGAATATCTGTTGGCCGTTTCATCGGCTTCTTGTCTGCCATTTGTTTCCTTACGTATAGTATTCAGAGAGCGGACTCTCTTAGGTTATTTGTTATTCTTTTTCTTTGCCTTCCATCAACTCAGCTTGTGATTGTGTTGATTGGTTGTCTTCAGTTTCAAGAGAGGATGTTATTCCTGCGTAATTTTCTAATTCAGCAATTTGTTTATTAATTTTTGCTATTTCATTTGCATCTGTTGTAGTTAATAGTTGTTGTTTTAAATCAGCTATTTTTGTGTAGAAAGTTCCTATCTCACCAAGGTTTCCAATTACTCTTTGTTGTTGTAAAACTTTAACAATGTAATCATTGTATGCTTGAGTGTTTGGTTTCAAACCATAAGCTGCAGCTTCAAGTGAGGCCATTTGCCATTCTTCTGGGAAGTCTTGTTTCAATGCTTCCGCTTGTATCTTTACAGTCTCTGCTATTACTTTATTAATATCTGCTGATTCTTTTCGTTCTTTATACCATTTATCAACTGCGTCTTGTCGTTTTGCAACTATGTCTTCTTCTTTAGCAGTTACAGCTTCTTCACCTTCCAGAACTCCACCAAATATTCTAGAGAAAGTATCAGTACCTTCTTTGCCACCAATCTTACGACGCTCTAATAAGTTCTTACTTATTTCTTTTAAATATAAACGAGTCTTTTCTCTGTTAGATAATTCTTCACCAGGCTTAGTTCTCTTATCAAATATTCTTTCTAAGAATTTTTCTTTTGGTACAAATGGTTTCTTTGCTGGAACGTTTTTCATCATTGCATCTTCTTCTTCTTGTTTTTTCTTTTTCTGATCAGAAATAGCCTTTAGTAGGTTTTGGCCTACTTCTAATTTTTTACCAGATTCTATATTTTGTAATTCAAGATTCCCTAACATTAATTCTTGTCCTGGCATTTTTTGTTGGACAGCTTGCTCTAAAATATTTACAGGTTTGTAGTTAGGATCTGCATATTGTTCTAATATAGATTTTGGTTCGTAGTTAGGATCTGCATATTTTTTCAATAGTTCTTCATTAAAAATTAACTTTTCTGGAATTCGGCCACCTCCAAAATATTCCTCCCAAGTATCTTTCTCTTTAACAGTATCTTCTAAATCTTCCATATAATCTTTATCTAAAGCCATATCTTACCACCAATCCTGAGATTGACCATACCAGTCGCCAATTTGCATACCAACCCCCATTATTTTATCAAATGTACTTGGATCATCATATCGTTCTGGTGCTTGACCAGGCGCAATCACAGGATATCCTTTAACTACTCCTGTTAACCAATCTAATTGAGTTTTAGGATATTGTTGCTCTCTTAAGAAATCAGCATAAGCTACATCCATAGATTTTTGATCTAGTGCCTGTTGTAATCCTGCCACGCCTAATTGACCTGCAACATCAGTTGTTCCAATTCTTTGTCTAGCTTCTGCTGCTTTAATTTGATCCATTCCAAGAGCACGTCTTTCTCCTGCAGCTTTAAGTTGTTGTCCAGCTAATTGATTTTGTAATGCACCAAGTTGTCTCATTTCACCAGTTGCCCCTCTTGCTAATTGTCCAGCTTGAGTAGTTTGTCCTGCTGCTTGTAGTTGTGCAAGAGTTGCTTGATTGGCTAATTGACCTGCTTGAGTTTGTGCTTGTGCTCCTGTTATTTGACGCTTACGTCCTTCTTGTGCTGCAGCTAATGCAGACTCGTAAGCAGTAGATAATCCTTTAGTATATAAATCTCCGATACCTTCTTGTTCTTTAGCCATTTGCATGCCTTGTAAAACAGCAGCTCTACTTCCACCGAAGCCACCAGCCATTGCTGCTTGACTTGCTAACTGTTGTCTTTCTGTTTGACCTTGCTCTAAAAATTTACGTGCTGCAACATCTGTAACTTGTTGAGTATAAGGATTCATAAATCCTTGAATATCTGCGCCAGTAACTCCTTGTGCTCCAAGTCCTGCTAAACCGTAAGCTCCTCCTGCCATTCCTTGAGTACCAGCAGTTGATCCGAAACCAGCCGCAGCCATTGCACGTGCTTGATCGGCAGCATCAAATGATGTACCTAAAGTTCCCAGTGCCCCCGCTGCTGTGCCTGCTCCTCCTGCAATATAACCAGTTGCTGTATCTCCTAAACCTCTAGATGTTCCTAATGTTCCAATACCTATATCAGCTCCTGCAACACCTTCACCAGCCATACCATATTGTTGTTGAATTGCTCGTTGTTGTTCTGCATTTAATCCTGAAACTCTTGGGCCGCCATAAGCTATGTATGGTTCAGCAGCAACTGCTTTAGCTGCTTCAATTGCTCTAGCTGATGCATCTCTTATATATTCTGGTAATGGAGACTCAGCGGTTTGTGTTTGTCCTATAGAACCATATTGACCTGCGCCTGCTTGTGATACTAAATAATCGTATAATGTTGCCATAATTTATCCTTTATGCGTTTGCCACTCCATAAGGAGAAAGTTGTGAGTATCCTCCTTGTGTAGCATATTTTCTTATTTCTCCTAATGTTACTGGCCCAGTATAATATCTATTCGCAAATGCTCTTTCAAATCTATCAACTTCTGAAGCATCTTCTTCTTCTTCTTCTATTGCGTCTATTAATTCCTCTGGAATAATCCGACTGTCTCGCTCTCTACCTCTACCTTGATTGGCCACGCCTAGTCCTGAGTAATTACTTGGTAAACCAGAATACATGGTAGCAGCAGATTCTGAAGTTGGATCATCACCTATGCCTAAATATCCTGCAATTGCACTTGGAGATATTGCTTCACCAATATTATAACCATATTCTCCTTCACTCACATCTTGTGCTATTTGATTAAGCCCAAGCACACCTGATACTATACCCACAGGATGGCCACTTGAAATTTGACCATAAGATCTTAAACCTGCTAAAGCACTCCCTATTGCTGAAACTACACCAGGCATAGATGATTCGTCCTCTCCTTCTCCTTCTGCAGCATCTTCACCAACGTCTGGTAAATCTGATATAGACATTGGTTTAGGTTTGCTAAATTTTTTAGATAATTTCATAGCAGAGGAAAGCTTAGCCAAAGGGCCTCCATATATCAATCCAGCAATACCCATAACTGTACCTAAAATGTTGCCTAAATCTGCAAGATCAGATTTGAAATCTGTGCTTGTAAAATTATAAGTTAAATTTTGCATAATCCCCATACCTGTAGCTGGACTTTCTCCAAAGAAAGAATTCAATTGCCCCATCTCGTCTAATTCAGCTACTGATATATCATTATCCTCCGCTTTATCTTTTAAAGTACCTAGACGATCTTGCATATTTTGTGAAAATGCTGCAACTGATGATGCTGTTGGATTAACTTCTTTCGCTTCTTCTGCTTGAATCATAGATCTAATGGCATCTTCTTGAGCTGCTTCTAAGGCCATCTTGTCTCTATGAGCAGATAATGCTCCACCTGCTGCGACTAGACCACCTCCACCTGTTACCAAACCACCTGAATAGGTAACTTGAGCATCAGCTTCCAGAGTTTCTGCATCTGGGCCTTGGAAACCTCCTTCTACTCCGTCTGGATCTGTTCCAATACTGCCCACTGAGGGATCAAATCCCAATCCTGGCGTATTACCTAAAAATCCTCTATTCGGATCATCTCCATTCGAATCATCTCCATCATTGTTTCCACCACCTCCATTAGAACTAGAAGAACCATCCGTTCCTGCACCCATAGGATTGCCTTGTGGTTGAAAAGAAGGGATTCCCGCAGGAGTCATTTCACCAGAACCTCCAAGTAATCTTAAAATACTTGCCTCATCATCATTGATATATGCTAAACGTTCTCCCATAGGAGCTATTGCATTTAAGTCATTAACCATTGTACGATTCTGATTATTTAAATTTTGTTGAGATATATTCATATATTCTGGAGTAGGTGCTTCTCTTTCAGGTATTTGATACATACCTTGAATACCTCGCTGTGCCCCTTTTCTAGCCTGTTTCATAGCAAGAGATGCGATACCTGGAATAGTTTCACCTATTTCAGATGCACGTAATACTATGTCATTTTCCCTGATTGGGCCTGCTACATTCATTTGATTATTCGGAGATACAGCCATGATATATTATACCTTAATTACTGCCCTTATGCAAGGGGGCACATGATTAGTTAATAATGTCATCTACGACCTCCATTATACTTGCTACCACATGAATCTGATTAGTGGCGGATGCTTGTACTTTAAGTAATTCACCCGCTGTGAGAACTAAGGGTTGAGATAATAACTCTGTTGTGCCGTTTGCTGTAAGAGCTTTTGTTTTAAATAGATTAAATGTTGCTGGCGTATCAGCTGTATCTACAATGGTAATAGTAATAGTAGGAGTAGCTCCTGCATCTTCAGATATAATTAAAGATTTTACAACACCTGTAGTTGATGGTGAAGAAGCTGGCTGATACAAAGTTGTTAAATTTGTAGTAGTTAAATCTACTTTTGCGTTTGTGTATTTTACCGACATTATCCCATAAACCAATTCATTGAACGTTGCTCATCTTCACTCGCTATACGTGTTGGAACTTTACCTATAGATTGATCTCTCAACATTAAAGATATAAGTAAGTTGTTATATGTTTTTGTATTTACTAATCCTAATTGTCTTTCACCATATGATAGTGCTGGATATATTATTCTTTTATATAAACTCATTATCTTGTTCCATCTGGTTGGCCACTAGCACGCCATGTTCCTAAACGCCATTGAGTATCTACTGCGTCACTATAATATTTAACTTGAAAAGATCTACCTCTTGCACGTAGATTTAATTTGTTAGTACTTGATGTTAAAGAGTAAGGGCCTTTAGTTGTTTCTGTTCCATTAGGATATCTTTTACTTTTCATTTGAAATTTAATTGTATCACCTGAAGCAAAAGTTGTATCAGGTATAATTTTATCCATAAAATATAAATTTTGTCCTGTTTCATCTCCATTAAAAAATCCTGTTTCAACGTAAGCAGTCATTGCAGATGATTCAGCATTGTAACCAGTTTCTTGTTCAAAGATATCAGATATAGTATCTGTAGTAGTGTTAACGCCAGCGGCAATTGGTTTATTAAATATATTATAATCTGACCATCCTGTTCTTTTTAAAGAAGAACCAATTGACCAAGTTCTTTCTAGATAATTATATATAACATATTTATCAATCTCTGATGTAGAACTTGAAGAAGTGTTTGAAGGATAGAACCACCAAATTTCATTGAACTTTGAGTTAGTAGCAGCTATAACTTTTTCTATTTGGTTTTTATCTAAATCATTAAATACTTTATCCATTACTGTACATTCTAATGTTTGGACTGTTCCGTCAAAAGCATAGAAAGCATTGTTGGTCATCCAATAAGCGGCACCTTCTACCATAGCTACACAATTTTCAGAAATTGCACCAGCTGTATCAGATGTTTGTTGAAATGTAAATGTAAAAGGAGGCCCAACAAATTGCATTGAATAAACATCTACATCTGTAAAGATCATCATTTGTCCTCTGCCTTTACTAACTGCTTGTATTTTTGTTCCAGTACCTAAACGTTGATCACCTGCCGTATTTTCAATTGCTGGTAACCAAGTTGCTAAATCTTCTTGATTAGAAAATCTAACTAATAAAGGATCAAAAGAAGTAGTACCTACTGCATTAGACCCAAAGAATGTTAAGTGTCTGTCAGGTGTTGATACCATAAGTTTTCCACAAACAACAGGAACTTGAGAACCATCTCCACTTAGAGTGTTATCAATAAAATATTTTAAAGTCGTCCCACGATAAGTTGTCTTGTTATCTTCAAATGCGCTAGTGTCAATATAATAAGCTGTGTCAGTTCCTTCTGCAGGAGCACAAATAATATCTTCACCCCAAGAATCCACACTCCATACTCTAGGAGATATTTGAGTTCCTGCTATACCAGATGTTCTTGCTGTACCCCAAGTAGATTGTCCCCATAAACCAGAACCCCAACCAAAAGCAGTTGAACCATCTACTGCCCCATTACTTACAATATATCTAATAGTCATTGCACCGCCACCTGTTTGTGAACCAGTAGATGCAGTTCCTGAAATAGATGCCCCTGTTCCAGATACAGCAGTTAATGAATATGTAGATGAGCTTATATATTTACAAAGATATTCGCCAACAGTTAATGTGATGCCATCAAGAACAACTTGTTCATTGTTAGTTCCAGATAGTGAAGTAATTAATATTCTTGATTGTGGATCAGTTTGCGCTATGGCATTGCCTGTATCTGTTATAATTACAGTAGATGTGCCCGATGATCCAGTTGTTATCCCGTTTGTCAATGTTACAGGATCTGTTCTAAATGGTGTTATATCGTATTTATAGCCACCCAACTCTGTGTAAACGTGAGTGGTTGTAAAATAAAATAAATATCTATTTCCTTGAAGATCTTTGTGTTGGAATATTTGTCGACAAATGCCAGGTACTGTAGTAGTAGATGTTGTAGTTTCTGTATCAGCTACATAATCATATTGAACTAAAGGAGAAACATTTTTTGCCCAACCGCCAATTTTTTCTGGAGCGCCCGCACGAAAGCGTACAAGATCAGCGTCCGTATAACGAAGTTGAGCTTGGTAATCTGTAATATCACTAACAATTCCTGCAGTTGGTGTAAGCTTTACTAACGAGCCCATATTCGCTCCTATTTAGTTTAACTTAATGAGTTAACATCAAATGAATTGTCAACAGTTTCAACTACTGGTGTAGCTACAGAGACAGTATACTTTTTGTTGAACATATCATCCCAATGGTCTTTATCCATTAGAGTTAATAGTTCAGCTTTAGTATAGCTACCAGGTGCTTTTGATGGTGTTTCAATCTTTTCAATTTTATTAAATGTGTGTTCAAATGAATTTAAAGTGTATTTGTATTTCACTGTCCATTCAATTACATTACCATCAGCATTATTTCTTGGTATAGCTGATACCCATGTTTTTGTTGCGTCGTCTGCGTGTGCCATATTATTCTCCTTTTAGAGTATTTACTTCTTGTTGTAGAGTTGTAACTGTAGCCGACAACTCTTGTACGGCTTTTACTAAGATAGGAACAAAGTTACTATATTTAATACCATATTGTTTACCATCGTCTGTTAAAGAAGTTGTAAGATTTGTTTTTTCTGCAATTTTATATCCAGCTGCATCTTCTAAAGCTTCTACGTCTTGTGCTTTAAATCCTATGTCTAACCAATCTTCTTTATGTGTACCATCATGAGTAATAGTATCTAAATCAATAGTGTCTCTGTCTTCATCTGATACATATTTAACACGTTTATCCCATTTATAAGTATAAGGTTTAAGGTCATTTACAAAATCTAATCCTACATCTAAAGCAGTAAAATCTGTTTTATCTCTTTGGTCAGAAGCTACTGTCCAGTCAGTTTGTATATTACAAGAAGATATATTTTCATCTCCAAAACCTATATTGTTACTACCAGTTGTTATGTTACCACCTGGACTACCTGTAACTCCAGCATCAACACCAATCATTATGTTGTTACTACCAGTGCTTATATTATGAGCACAATCATAACCAAGTGTAGTATTTGATGCACCTGTAGTAATCCCCCAACCAGAATAGTTTCCTAGTGAAGTGTTTTCACTTCCTGTACAAGTAGCCTCTCCACCCATAGCTGAATAACCTATTCCAGTGTTATGGTTTCCTCCTGTTACGTGGTCACCTGCTTGCTCACCATAGAAATTATTAAAATTACCTGTTGTCAATCTACGTGCACAATTATAACCATGTGCATTATTGCTATCACCAGAAGTCAAAGCAGTTAAAGCATAAGTACCAAAAGCTGTATTATATTCTCCACCAGCTATTGATCCTCCTAATACACCAGTTCCGACTCCTACATTGTGACTTTCAGTATCATATCCATCCCCAGCTTCTCTACCAATCATAATATTGTCTCCACCAGTTGTTATACTAGCCCCAGCGTCTGCACCTATTAACACATTTTGAGAAGAAGTAGTATGTGCTGTACCAGCATTTTTACCTATAAAAACATTATTGCCACCTGAAGTAGTGGCAGTTCCAGCGTTATGTCCAATAGCAACATTGTTATCAGCAGAAGTCAAAGCATCTAAAGTAAAACTACCAATAGCTACGTTGTATTCTCCACCAGCAAGGCTACCTCCGCCTAATGCACCACTTCCGATTCCTATATTATATGATTCAGTATCGTATCCGTCACCCGCTTGTTCGCCTATCATTATATTATGTATTCCTGTTGTAATTAATAAGCCAGCATCTCTGCCAATACCTACATTACTTCCGCCTGAACTAACTGCAGATAAAGCATTATAACCAACAGCAACACAATAATCAGCACTTGTTAAAGCATCTAAAGCATAGTTACCAATAGCTATATTATACTCTCCTCCATTAACTGAACCAGACAAAGCTGATGTTCCTATTGCTAAATTGTGAGATTCAGCATCCCAGTTATCACCAGCAGAATGTCCTATAAGAGTATTATGGGTACCTGTTGTTAAAGCACTACCAGCGTGTCTACCTATTATATTATTACTATGTCCTGAAGTTAAAGCATAACCAGCAATTTTACCAATAATAACATTGGCATCGCCAGTAATAGCAGCATTAGAACCAGCATTCTCTCCAATTATCGTGTTTTCACTTCCTGTTGTTAATGCACCACCAGCGTCATAACCAATACAGACATTTTTATCACCAGTAGTCAAAGCATCTAAAGAAGCATTTCCAATGGCTATGTTATATTCTCCGCCATCTATTGCGCCACCTAATGCATTTTTACCTATTCCAATATTATTAGTTTCAGCGTCGTGACCATCACCAGCAGCAGTTCCTATAAATATATTATCCCCACCAGTCGTAAGTGCTTCTCCAGCTGCTTGACCAATTAAAATATTGTTGTCTGCGTCTGTTTGATTTGCTCCAGCATCTTCACCAATAATTACATTTGAATCTGCAGATGTTAAATCATTACCAGCAAGTTTACCAATAACTACATTATTGTTACCAACAAATGTTCCAGTACTAACAGCATTAGTTCCAATAACTACATTACCTTGAAGTGTTGTAGAAGCTCCAGCCGCACCATAACCAATTACTGTATTGTTATCTCCAGTTGTAATTGCATCTAAAGCCGTTAAACCATAAGCTGAGTTGTAAGTTGCTGTACTATCTGTTCCAGATACATCATGTGTATAAATTGACCCTGTGTCACCATAGAAAAACGGAATACCACCAAGGGTAATTCCAGTCGTGCCTTGAGATCCAAGTGTCACAGCTCCTGATGTTGTTACAGTTGTTGCAGCTAAATTTGCTAATGCATTATGAACTTCGTCAGAACCATCTACATAAATAGCCATGTCTTTTCCCGCAGCTAATGAAGCAGTTGTCGCTCCAGTACCTGATGTTAAAGTAAGAGTAGAATCTGAATCGTTTAAAAGAAAGTAAGTTTTTTCAATATCGGGAAATGTAATAACACGAGTGCCCCCTGCGGATCCTGTAAATACAATAACTTTATTACGCCCATTTTCATCAGAATATCCAGTAGGATTTACTGTAAAATCTAATGCATGATTACCAGTTACTGCTAAAGTTGCATAACCATCGGATGCATCTTCCATTCTGTTCCAGTTGTAATTAGTTTGATCACCCCAAGCGTTTGAATTTTCGCCTGTTGTCATTAATCTCAAACCAAGATTTGACCATGTTGATGCCATATTATGTTTCCTTTAAATATTAAATATTAATTATGTTATTCTCAAAATTGCGTTAGACTCATCTGCAGTTGGAAATTGAATTGTAAATGTTCCGCCTGCTACAGAATAATCTGCACCAAAATCAATAACCATTACAGCTGGATCACCAGATGCTGAATCATTATAAATGACACAACCTCTAGTAGTAAACGTAGCACTTGTCCATGAAGAATCTGCAAAATCAGTAAGCGCAGTTGTGGTTGTACTAGTACCATTTGTTGGTGTAACATTTGTTAATGTATTACCCCCAGTAGTATATCCATTTCCATTTGCTAACTCATCCGAGTTGCCTGTTATTGTTGTATATGAAGTAGTTGCTGCGCTGTATGTACCAGTTTGTGAAGCTTGTGCTTTAATTAAAGCAACTTTCATTGTATTTCCACTTGTAGCAGTAAAGTTATGCGTAGCAGTCATGAGCTCTTTTTTAAATGTTGAGCATATTGCTGATGTAATTCCCATTATCTATTTTCCCTTGTTCTTGATAATTCGTTAAGTTCACCTTGTAGTAGTGTAGAATTTCTCATTCTTACTTGTTCCTCAGTGGCTAGTACTTGTGCTGACCTCTGATATAATTGTTGATACTTGGCTAGTTCTTGATCTGCTTTCATAAATGTAGCAGCTTCTACTAAACAAGCATATAACAGCGTATCTCCACAATAATCACCTAAATACGTATTTGCATTAGATGAAGACAACCCTGCTGGTCTTATATTATAACTAATTTCAATGGTTTTGTCAACCGATGAAGTGGGGGCAAAGATAAAATTTGTTTGCCTATCAGAAGAAGTATAAGCTGATCCATCATGAGTAAATGACCAATAATAAGGTTGGTCAGTTTGAGTAGCAGATGTCCCACCTCTCCAATATTCTTTTATAAAAGATTCATCTTTTTCATAAATCCAATCACCCTTTTGTACCTGCATCCAACGAACTACGACTAAATCCTGTGGTACAGCTACTATATTAGTATTTGCTGTTAATGTCATTGTAGTTGTTTTTTGAGCTGAAGTAAAGTCAATTTCCTTATACATTCGCTGTTCAGCTAATTCTATGCATAAATTAATAGGAGCTATACCAGATCCTGTCGCTGCAGTAAATTCTGCCGCATCGTTTTCCATCCAATCTTGGATAGCTTGTACTAAAGTTGTATATGTAAACATTATAATGCTCCTCCTTGTTGTCCATAACCATAAGCTCCTTGACCCCAAGTACCTTGAGACCATCCACTAACTACTGGAGTTACCGAACCTTGAGCTGAACCAGCCGCTATTCCAGTTGGTAATGCAGCAGCATTAACAATTACTGTACCTAAAGCAGTTGCAGTTGCTATACCTGGTGGTAATTCTGTTGCTCCAAAGAATAATCCAGATGAACCTTGAGCTGTTCCTGCAGCAATACCTGCTGGTTGATCTGCTAAGTTTTGTTCTAATGTACCTAAACTAGTACCTGCTGCAATACCTGCAACATTTTCTGCAGAACTAAATGCCAATGAGCCAAGAGACGTGCCTGCAGATTGTCCTGGAGGTACTTCAACAACATCAATAGTTCCGTCTGGCCCTGTGTGTAATGTGCCATTATAGGCAGCCATTACTCCAGAGTAACCTTGATATAATGAACCTAATCTTACTATTGTTTCATCATCAGAATTATCAGGACGAGGATTTTGTACAACATCACTTAATGTCTTTTTAAAATATTTAGATGGATCTAATTGAGGTTGTTTTGATTCCCAATCATTTTTGTGAACCATGTAACCATTCCATTCTTTTCTAAGATCTTTATGTTTAACCTTAAAACCAGAACGGTCATCAATTGCTACTGCATATTTTCCTCTAGTGTATCGTGCCATTAGTAATATACCGCTGGTTGTACAAAGAAACTTACACGTTCTCTATCTTCTTCTTTAGCTTTTTCCCAATCAGCTGCATAAACTTGTGCTAATTCATTTCGTCTGTTAATATCTACTGTACCTGGATGTTTATGAGCTAACTTTAAAGTTAATCCACTAATCATTGCAGGTAACATGCGTTTCGGAATTTCTACTTGTTGATTATAATTAATATATGGAGAAGTAACTTGACCTGCTGTATCACCACTAGCTGCAGCTGCCCATGCTACATCTTCTGGATATTTAATCATCCATGCTTTTAATTTGTAATATGTTTGATCTGGAACAGGCCATAAATAAACTTTATGTGTGCCCACTCCTGAACTTGTGTATTGAGCATTACGCTCAACAGAAAATTGAGAAGGTTTGCCGCTTGTTGTTTTTGTTGGAATTTGTAAATAGTCTGCTAGACTAACACGTTCTATTTGAGTATCAGAATCTGGATCAGCATTAGTATCTAATATAACCGCATCCATAATATCTGAATATGTATTAGAACTAAATGTAATATAGTTTTGATCCTTAGTCATGGTATGTTCAATCAAATCAAGCGTAAATAAATTTACACCTTCATTGATCCATTCTACCATTAATAAATTCAAAGAACGTCTAGCTGTAATTAGGTCATAGCCACCCTTTGAGCTTACTCCTAATCTTTCGTAAGCTTCTTGTATTACAGTATCAATCGTTAGATTGAATGTATTAGTGCCTGATGTGGCCATGTTTTGTCCTTCCTATATTAAGGTACGAACAATCAAATAACACATTTGAGCAAAAACTGTGCCACCAATAACCCAAATAAATTTAGAAAGTTTATCTATATCTATTTGCATATGGGCCAAGTGGTTGTCTTTTATTGTATCAATTTTTTCATGTACTAACTTAAGTTCACCTTTGATCTCAATAATTGCTTCCTTATTTGTTTGTTCGCCCATATTATTCTGTATAAGTTTTAGTGCATTCCATCACAACTGTAAACATACTACCATTAACGGCTGTGCTAGGTACTACAAGATTAATATCATCTTCGTTATCATTTGCTGTTTGGTTTGCGGGAAGTCCGCCAAATTCTCTAAAGTCCCAATAGCCTGTACCAACTAATCCGAGAATAGGAATATCTCCATCATCATCTTCATAATCTAAACGAGCATATGCAGGTGAAGAGTTGTCAGTTGCAAACCATACTCTTTGTATACTTAAAGTTTTACAAGTTTTTCCATTTGGTAATGACGGCCTTGCTGATCGATCACCAAATACTGTAGTACTTCCTGAACCATCAGATTGTACTACTAGTTTAATAGTAACTCGTTTTTCATTTTCTTGTAATATAGTTGGCCCTGTTACTGTATCTGCCATATTGTTTTCCCCTTCTTAATTAAGAAATATGAGGGCCCGAAGGCCCCCATTAATTGTTATTATGATTCTTATGAATCAGTAAAAGGTGTTGCTAGTGTTCCATCACCCATCAAGAATGCTTCAACAAACCATGTTGTTGTATTCACTCCTGTAAGTCTAATGAAACCACCAGTTAACCAACCTTGTTCAACCGCACCTAAATCGATAACATCGTTAGATGATGTTGGATGAAAGTTATCAGTTTCACCAATCTGTCCTGTATCAAACAAGAAAGCTGTTCCTAAGAAACCATCAGTTCCATCAGTTGTAGCAGTTTTAATTTGTCCTGCTCCTGTGAAAGTAGTTTCTACAAGAAAAGTATAAGTAAGACCAGCTGCTGGTGTAGGTAAAGTTGCTACGATTCCTGCTGCTCTGTTAAAACCAAAAGTTGTTCCTGACATTGCTGTTGTTACAGTATATGTAGCATCAGTAATTGAAGTATAAGCTTTTAGAAGATTGGTAGCACCAGTCATTTTCATAGTACCAGTACCTGATACGTTACCACTTGAATCGATATCAAAGTTAGTTGTTACGGTACCAGTTCCAGACGCTTTGCTGATTTGTTCAAAACCACCTTCAGATCTGACTGGGCCGTTAAAAGTTGAATTTGCCATTCGTTAATCCTTCTGGGAATATAGTCCCAAGTTATTTTCTTATTGTCTCTATAACGTCTGCTTGGTCAGTCAATAAGATTTGTTAAGTCCAAGATATAATAAAAGCAAGAGGGACATTTCTGCCCCCCTTACTTAAATTAATTATACGCCTTCAGAACCGTATACGCCTCTCCAGTCAGACCAGCCGAAGCTGTATCTTTCTCTAGATTTGTATCTTACGTTTCCAGTTTCAAAGTCGCCTTCCATATTAGTAGCAATAGATGCTCTGTTGAACATCTTTGTACCATTAGGAACGTCAGTTCTAATGAACCAAGCATCATCATCTGTAAATCTATGATTCACATAATATCCGCCTGGTAGCATTCCAGTTGATTTAACTGCATTCACATCATTGTCTGATGATCCTGGTCTATATGGAGATGCTAATAGTCTTTCCGCTACAAAAACCAATTGTCTTGGCACATGTAGTGTACGACCTTGAGCTGCGATTGGAACACCTTTATCGTCAGTTAAACCAGCGATATCAATCAAACCAGTTTCCAAAGATGTTTCTGACAAGTCAGCATAAGAAGATGGTCTGTTAGATCCATTAGTTCCAGAAGCTTGCGGGTGCGAGCTTGAGATTAATGGTTGACCATCGCCGCCTGTGTAGTCTGTATCAAATGCGTTATTATATACATTTGAAGCTTTAGTTTGTTTAGCAGAAGCCATTGAACGTGCTAATGCTTTTGTTAATCGAGTAGATAACTTGTCATACAAATTGTCTTCCATAGCTTCCTCAGTAATTGAGAATGCCATAGCGACAGTTTCATTAGTATAACGAGAAACATACCCTTCACCAGTATTACCGTAGTTTACTGCTTGGCCTTCAAATTTAGTTGAAGCTTCTCCGAATCCTGGGAAAAGAACTTCTTCTTCAAAGGCTCTATTTGATGATTCCTCATCGAACAGTACCGCATGTTCATTTTCGTAACGAGCATACTCAGTTCCGAAAATTGCATTCAAGCCAGGTACTAATTCTTTAAGGATTTGACCTCTAGTAATTGCCATTTTTTATATCCTCCTAGATATTATATACCTGTAACGCCAGTAGCGCCATTTAGGTGTTGGTGTGAGTTAATTTTAACAAGTATGTCCATAACAGTACCAGTTGCAGTATAACTTCCATCAGTTTCTGCACTACCATAAACTGATAGTGGGAAAGTGTTAGTAGTTGCTACTGTAGAAGCATCAGCTACCATTCCTGATTTATGTGTATAAGCATTACCACTTGGAGAAGCTACGATTTGTACTAGCTTTCCAGTTGAATTTGCTGCCGTTAAGCCTGTTCCTGCTTGATCCGATTGAATTTTAAAAATTGTAAACGGATCGTCATAAACATATGCCTTGTATTGTGCGCTCGCCACAGTACCATTTGCGATACTACGAACGAACTTTACATCACCTGTGGAATTATCCGCGTATTCAGCTCCCCAGAAGACTCCGACAACCGCACCTGGAGATGCAGCGCCAATGTCTGTTACAAGAAGTCCTGAACTGTAAGTAACCAAGTCGCCTTCGAAATAAGCACTTGGAGCAGTTGCAGCAATTCTGTAACCATTCATGTCTGTGTAGTTGTTTACTCGATTCTGTCCGCCAGCTGCGTGATGCATTGGTGATAGACCGTATCCAGCCATATAATTTCCTCCTTTAGAAAATTAAATTGTTTATTATTAAAAGAAAACTAGATAACTAGATATGTCTAATTATTTAGTCTTCAAATTTAGTTTCTCTTGCACCACCAGAGCTAACTGTAGTTGATGACTCGTCTACGCTTCGCATGTCACCTTGTCCTGCCTGTTTGAATTCATTAGAATAAGCTTGTCCCATTACTCGATTTTGTTCTTTGTAATAGGTAGCTCTTTGATCTACGATTTCTTGTGGGACTTTCATTAATATTAAATCCCCAGAGCGGACTGTACCTGCGTGTTTACCTGTATCCAAAATATCAGGAACTTCTCCGTCCCCTAGTTCTTCTGGTCTAACAAGTTCGTATCCTTGTCGGATTCTACTGTTAACATTTGCATCATCAGGTTGATTTAACAATTCATGTCTAACCCACCTATAATGCATTCCTTCAGGAGCTTCTTGAGTTTGTAGCTTCTGAGGAGGTGTCCAAGTTTTTTTACGAGTTGTCGATGCCCGTGTTTTTCGACTGCTTTGAGTTGCTTTTGTCATATTATCCTCCCGCCTTTAACTGGCGTTGTTTTTGGCGTGCATATTCTTTTAGGTCTACTCCAAGTCTATTAGCCATCTCAACTTCCGTTTTACTTAGCTTAATCTTGGAACTACCAGGGTTTGCACGTGATCCCCCTACGACTGTCGGAACCTTATTAACATTCTTCTGCTTAAATCGTTCAGGAAATTCTGTACGTATTCTAGCATCAAGTTCATTATAATATTCATTGGAATCATTAGATGGAATAATACCATCGTCAGTTAACTCTTTATGAATAACTAATGCTGCTTGAGTCATAATTCTATCAGAAGTATCATTGCCCCCAAACCATCTATTTCTCTTTTGCCATTCAACAGCCTTTCTATCAGGTGTTGGCGCATAAGGATTTATAGGATTTGTGGACTTAGGTTTTTCTTTAGAATTATTTGAAGATTGTTCTTTTGGTTTTTCTATTTGAGACTCAGCCGTAACTTTATATTGTTGAGCCACTAATGTTTCAGCCTTCACTGAAGCTAACTCATCTTGTGCTTTTATCTCATCATCAATGTTACCGTTTTCTTTAGCAATCTTCAAAGCAGATAGGGCTTGTTTTTCTTGGCTACTTAATTTATCAATATAATTATTGATTGCACTTAACTCATTGCTTCTATTTTTAGCATCAAGTTCTTGCGCTTGAGATAACCAACCAGCTTTATCTTGCTCTGCAGCTCGTAACTTTTCTTCAAGTTCCTTCTTTTGTGCAACAAGGCGCTTTATCCGTTTTTCAGCACGCTTGCCGAATACTTTCTTTGAATCCTCAGTATCATCTTCTTCAATTTCTGATTCAGATTCAGTTTCAATTGACTCTTCCGATTCAAGTTCCGCTGATTCTTTTTCTTCTTCTTCAGTAGAATCTACTTCCGTGACTGGAGCAGTTGTATCCTTCTGCTCTTCAGGAGTATCTCCTTCATTTTCAGATAAGTCTATTTCTATTTCTTCAGTAGATTCGACTTCATCTTTTATTCCTTCGTCTATCATATCAGACCTCCATTGGGTGCGACCCACGTTTAACGCTGTTAAGCCATTATGGCTTTGTTACAATTGTACAGTATATTTAACAACAATACAAGTGTATTTCTTACTTTAATGATATTTTTTCAGGCTTTTGCACTATTGCAATAACTTCATCGTCATTGATAATAGTATAATCTTCATTATCATACTTAAATTTACTACCAACATATTTTCCAGTAAGCACCCAGTCACCTACTTTACACCAGTTTTTTCCTTTTTCTTCGTAACATTCAGGCCCCATAGATACTACTTTAGATATATTTGTGGCATGTTTCTGCCATTCTTTAGTAGTATCAGCAAGTATAATACCTCCTGTTGTTTTTTCTTGTATTTCCCTAGGCTTTAATAATATTCTAAAACCTGCGGGAATTGGTAAATTTTCATCATATTGCATGATCATTCTCCTTCTCCTGTTTTAAATAATTTAATATACTCATCATGAAACCTTGATTTCATATCTGCTAAAGTTTGACCAACTCCAACCAAATATTTATAAGTAGGAAAATCATCTGCTGCGCCGCCTATAATTTGTTCCTTATTAGTTTCTATTGCATCATTAAGTATTTTATCTATTTTTTCTTTATATGAATTTACATCTGACATTGTGTTTCTCCTGTAAGAGGGGGCACGATTGTTATTATTTAATTTTAATTGTTTTAGGTTTCTTTTCCTCTGGTACTATTTTCTCTAATTCAATAGATAGCATACCATTAGTAAATTCTGCTCCATTAACAATTACATCTTCAGCAAGACAAAAAGATCTTGTAAAGGCTCTTTGTGAGATACCTTTATGCATTATATCTTTTTCTTCTTGATCTTGTTTTTTGGATTTTATTTTAAGTGTATTATCAGCATAGCTTATATCAATACTCTTTTTATCAAAGCCAGCTAATGCTACTTCAATTGAATATTTAAAATCATCTATCTTTCTGATATTGTATGGTGGATAACTCGGTGCATCCATTTGTATGGTTGTGAGTCTGTCCATCAGGGAATCAAAGCCAACTGTAAATGGTCTATATGGTTCCCAGTCTATTAGTGATCTAATCATAATTTCCTCCTTTTAAGCAAAATTAAATCTAACCCCTTTCGGCGGCTATAGCTTAATTATATAGAAATTATTCAGAATTGTCAAGTGGAGTATTGATGTCTATATCTGAAGGTTTAGGTTGAATATCTTTACATTTCTCTCGAACGGTTGCAAACTCTGGGCCTAATTCTAAATTTTTATAACGACCACATAACTTAAGAAGTTCTAATTCTTGTTTAAGTTTCATATTGTCTTTCATTGTTCTTTTGAATGTATCATTACAAGTAGAGCCTAATTCCCACCTCAATCTTAAACCCACTCTGTATTCGTCTCTTTCTCCTTGTGGATATATGAAAGTATTTAAGCTATCATTAGTTGTATAGTAGCTTCCGCTTTCAGAATTACTTAAGCTATAATCTACATAAGGTTCAATACTTCCCCTACTACAATGAGTAGGATAATCATTTAAATATTCATTAGCAGCTTTTGCTGTTGTAGAACTAGACCAGATATAGCCTAAAGCCAAAGCTAGTAGAATTAAATAAAATTTAATTTCTTTCATTACCAGCCTCCGTTTAATTGTCTAGTAAGTTCCTTAATGTCATATGTGTTTTGCCTAATGGTGTCTTCGATTTTATAACCATTTTCTCTAGCAGCTTGTATGTATGCAGTACCTTCGGCAAGTTCGGTAGCTATTCTAGTCATCTCTCTAGTAAAGTCTTCTTTGGTTCGAGTCATCTCGTTATCCCAATAGCTGAGATCTTTTCTTATCATCTCAATCTCACGAGCTGCACTTTCTATAGCATTTGTCATTTGGTTAAAAGTTGTAATAGCATAATACATAGAAGATAGTAATGCTGCTACTACAGGTATATAAATAAAATACCTTTTGATATCATCTAAATTCATTGTAATTCTCCAAGATTTTTAAGTATTATAATGTTATTGAATTACTTTGTCAACTAATGCTAATGGTTTTGTATACTTGTTTTAATAAATTCAGTAAGATAAGAATCATCAGTCTCTGTATGTTCTCTTTTATCTTCTATGGTATAAACAGTTTGATCAATTTTATATCCTGGATTTATTTTTAATCGATCTCCAATAAAAGCATCATCTTCCCAGACTATTCTATTGTTAGGATATGCAAAGAAATTTCCTTCATCCATTTTAAACATATGAGCACATTTATGTTCTGGATCTTCTGAATAATCGGTATCTAACATTGCAGCATTTTCATGTCCCCAGTCGATAGTAAACATATATGTTCCTCTTAATAATTCTCTTTCAACTGTTAATAAATCAGCTCTCATAAATTTTAATCGTTCTCGAACTTGTACATCTGGGTAATGTGAAAAACAATCCCAATACATGTGTTCATGAATTGGTCTAACGGGTGCGTCTTCTTTCCAACAAAACGCAGTTATAGGTCTTCTAGTCCAGTTAACTCCATTATCTAGAATAGCTTCAAATAAAACAGCTCTTCTTCGCATACTAGTTATAGAATGAACTTCACACTCTGTAAATTCTCCGTGCCCCTTTTCATGATTATACATGTATTCATTTCTTATTTGGGCACCAAATGGTGGGATATTATGGTTTAAATAGGCCATGTAATTTTATTTATTTCTTTTTAAACTACTGCTTATTTTCTTCTTCTTTTTTTTCTTCTTTTTCTTGCCATATTTTTTCTCCCATTCTTTAGCAAGTTTGGATTCATTGGCATGTAAATATTTTCTTTGCTTCTCAGATTTAAAAGGCATTTTTTTTATTCCTTGTTTTACTGTTTGTTCTGTTTGTGCTCTAGTTATAACCATAGTTATATCCTGAAGATGATTGATTATTTTCTAATTGTCTAAATAAATTTTCATGTTGTTCCATAATTTCTTCATCCATATTTATCATATTATCCATTTGAGTTTGAAGTTTTTCAACATGTCTTTCTAATTTATCAACCTTATCATCTAAGACAGCTTGTGTTGTAGATAGTGTAAAAGTTTTTGCAAGACTCCAACCACCTAACATAATTAAAATTCCAATTAACATACTAATAATTTTTTCGTTCATTTAATAATCTTTTAATTTTTGATCAATTATTTTTTTTGTATCTTCTAAATATTTTTTTTTATTATTAATAACTTGAGATTTATATTTAGGCCTTCTCAATGCTTTAGCTACTGGATTATCTTTTAATGTTTTTATCATTAATTTCCAGTAGGATTCTCCGTTAAGATCTTAATGATTCTCTTTCTCCCCATGTCTATCTCAACCTCAGCCTCCACTTGCACACACTGCATGAATATTCCCTCTTGATCGGGGCCAATGTTTTGCATAGCTACACGTTTGGTTTTAAGACAATCAGCCATTCCCTCAGTTGGCACTGTCTCAATTATCGAACCGTTAGTTATAAGTAGTACTGCGAATAGTGTTTCAATCATTAGTGTGATAACCCATTCGCTCTAATTTTATCAAGTAGCATTTCAACATCTATCATACGTTCTTCAATGAATTGTATTTGCATATTTAATTTTGAAATTTCAGGAATCTCTGCATTAACATGAGTACGAAGTTCTTCTTGTGTTTTTGACAGCCATTCCACGAGCATGTAGAGCTCGTTTACTTGTGGACTGACCATGGTGCCTTTGGGGACACCCTCAATAAAATCATTAGCAGCTTCCATGTCTTGTGCCATCAACTGTTGATTTGTTTCAATTTTATTTAAGCGCTCAATCACCCCGAAATATGACATAGTTCCTATCCCGACGGCGAATAATATGGCCAAAAGGTTTTTGGCCGGCATGCTGATGTTTGTGGCTTC